TGCACGTTCATCTTCATCAAGCGAATTAATAAATTGCTCAATTTCCGATTCGCTCATATCCGCAATTAATGCGAGTAGTTCGTCATCGTTAGGCTTGTTCATAGTCAATCCAATCACCAAATTCAAAGATGGTCATGTAACTAATGGCAAAGAGAAACCAAACATCGGCTAAATCTCTGATGTGGTTTTCCTGAAGCCTGAAATACTCACCCACCACTGCAAACATTAAGAACCATGTTAAGCAGCTAAAAAATGCTGATTTCTTTAGGTGCCAGAATTTCACCAACAACAAAGGAATAAGCAGATTGATAAATACTGAAATGAGAAAAGCTGTCAGCGAGAAAGTATTTGTCATAGGTTCACACCGTGTACCTTTGCGTAAGTGGCGCAAATAACCAAAACCATTAGGAAAATCCAAAAGTATTTATCCATTATCAAATAACCTCCACTTGCCAAGGTTGAACACGAAATGTCTTATCGTGCTTGGTTGCTTTGTTTGGTTCTTCATTCAGTAACAAAGTGAAATCTTCAATACCTGTTAGCCAACAGCCTTTGTTTGTATGAATGCCGTTGATGTAGTAATACTTCCGTCTCGTGGGCAAATAGACTTGTTGCCCGATTTTGTAGTTGTGCTGTTCACGCATCTTGATTCCCCTTACAACATGGGCACTCTTCAAGCTCTGGTGGAATAACCTGATCGTTAGAATCAAATTGCAATTGGCCTAATGCAGACCAATAAATCTTGCGTAGCTCAGGCGTGTCTTGCAGGTTGTGAAATGCAAGTTCAAATTGATATGTGCATGATGTGTTGTGGTTTGGGCCTTGAATCCCCAATATTACCCATCCTTCTTTCAGTCCATAGCCGCTCAATACGTATGAAACTGTTTTGTGAATTTCATTACCTGAATACAGAAGTGGCTTGCCTTGCTTAATTTGTTCACCTGAGTAAATCGTCTCAAGTAAAATCAAATCATCACCAACTTTGAAATCTCGATCATTGAAACGAATCTCAAATGTTTTACGGCCATCAGATACCGCTTGAAAAACTTCTGAATCGGTTTTTAAGGTATGAACTTTATGCATCGTCTTCCCCCTTATTTTTGGCCTTAGCCTTTTTCAACTTGGCAAGAAGGCTAAGCTGTGTACTTGCTGCTTTTGGATCGGTTAGCGGGTTTTCTGGGTCGTTGCCAAGTTCTACACGATCTTTGAACATGCCAATGTGCTGACCTGCTTTAATCAAAGCAGCGACTTGGTCATTCATTTTGATTTCTATGCCGTGCTGAGATTCTTTAATACCTGCATAAAGCAATTTGGCTTGGTCACTTACACGTGTCGTATCTGCAATATACGTATATCCAACGCCTTCGCCGCGGCATTCTGGGCAATCTGGATTAGGTGCTTTGAGACGATCAAAATCTAAACCGCCTTCACATTTTGGTTCAGGTGCATTCGTGTCGTGCGCGTGTTGAATTGCTCTTTTAAATTCGCCTACTGTCCATTGGTAATTGTGGTCAATACCCCAACAGAATCGGCAATTAACACGTGTGTATCGCATTAATTCGTTAGGATCAGCGGTTGCCATTTCCCATAAGCGATTTAATACCTTGTCTTGAGTGATCTTGTTGCGTTCTGCAAGTTCTTTTTCGCCTTCTTCAATGGCTTTTTTAACTTCAAGTTTTTTCAAGTTCTGTTCGCCGATTGAATATGCAGTTTTTGCAGAATATCCTGCGCGAATTGCAGCTTGCGTTGCATTACGATCAATCAGATATTCATCAACAAATCGTTGTTGTTTTCCACGTAAAGCCATTAGAAGACCTCCTTATAGCAATACCCTGTGCAAATACGTCTGCACATCTCATGGGAAATTTCGTATTTATGTCCAAGTTGTCTATAAGACATGCCCGATTTATGTAGTTCTCGTATGTTTTTCACGTCATCCTCTGTAACTTTTGGCTCAGAGCTACGCTTTACTTTGTCTTTCACTACAAATTCAGGGAGAAAAGCCAAAACAGGCATGGGCGCGCTCCTCCAAGTCGTTAATTTTTTGCGTTTTTGTCTTTGGAGTGGCGTTAGTGGCGTTATTTATTGTTTTTTCTTAAAAGTCCTATATATATAAATAGAGATTAAGGAAAAAACGCACTTTAAACGCCACTAACGCCACTCTTGCAACTTGCCTACACCAACAAACGCGCAGAAATTTGCGTATACGCAAAAAACTACGTGTTCAACCTTCACTGCTTACTGCTCTCATCCGCAAATAATTCGGAATCAGGAGTTACGGAAACTCTAATACCTGCAAAAAGCCTTTTGCCACCTGTACCTTTCGCAGAGGTAAACCTGCTACTAAGCCGACGACCTAGCGCCCTTGATGAAGGGATATAGCGCAATTCGTTACGCGCTTTTGCATACGCTTCCCAACTTACCCAAAGGTTTTGAGACGTTTCGCGATAATCACCAAGCTCACAACACTCACTAATCCAGTCCTTTAAAAGGTCCATTTCATCGCGATATTCGTCACGTGCTTGTTTCGTCTTGTTCGGCTCGTTCAGGCCTTCTTGCTGATATTCAAGCGCACCACGCACAAGCCAAGCTAAAACGCCTTCAAGTTCAGCCTGTAGTTTTTCAGATCGGTTCGGGTCTTTAACAAGAGACTTGTCAGCGTCATAATTTCGTTGGAAAGGAATCATCATTAAGCGACGCCAAATACCATGGTCACCGCCTTTAATGATTGGCTTATGGTTCGTTGGCATTACAACGGTCCACGTTGGCTTGAACTCAACAGAAACTCGCGAATAAAGACCGCGGGCCGTGATGGATTCACCGCCTGTCATGGATTTAACCAAGCCTTCTTTTAATTCCTTGTTTTCTTCCGGTTCACCGACATAGACAAAACGGGCACCACGTAAACGCAATAAATCCTCACGCGCACCGCCTGCATTACTTCGGCCTTCACCTAAGAATGTTTCAGCAGGCGTCATCTTGGCGTAATCACCAAGTGCTTTGAAAATGGTTGTAAGTAAGGTCGATTTACCGTTAGAGCCATCACCGAACGGGATGACCATAAGGTTTTCTTTTGGATTACCTAAAATCGCGTAGCCCATTAAACGACGGAAAAAATTAGACATTTCTTCATCGCCATAGAAAGCGTCAAGAACTGTCTTTTCAAATAATGGGCATTTCGCTTTAGGGTTGTAATCGACACCAGTGCTATATGTGATTAGCAATTCTTGGTTAGGCTTAACCAATTCACCATCACGCAAATTCACCGCGCCGTTTGCACAGCCCAGTAAATAAATATCACTGTCTAATTCTTTGATCGGAACCAATACACGCGGGTCGGATTGTGCAAGCGTCACCATGTTTTTGACCATGAACGCCTTTTGAGACATTGCACAGAATTGATAGAACTCGGCACGTTGCGCATCGTCATCAATCTTTTTAGCTTCGTCACCCATAGCCAAAACAGTTTGCTTTGCATACTGCTCGATGACCATGTTCACGCACGATTCCCAATAAACACCATTCCATCGGTACCAGGTATTTGTTTCGGCAATAAACATAATTTCATTGCCGTACGCGTCTAGCATTCTTGAAGCATTACCAAATTCAGTCATCGGGCGCTTTTGGGCATCATCAAGTGCAATTTGCACTTTGCGACCACCCATTGCGATATTCACTTCACGCGCTGAAATGCTGATCTTGGTTAATTGCTTGAAGCGTTGGCGAAGAAGGCCCGATAGTTCAGTGCGTAAAGCAAGATCAGTACCCGCAACCTTGCCCGCTTCTTTGGCTACGCCCTGCAAAAGTTCCTGTTGGTCACGACATTCATTAATCTGATTTTTAATGTCAG